CAATTCACTTGCCAGGCTTGCGCGCTCTGCTTCTAAAGCGTTTATCTTGTTTGTGTCAAATTCGTTTGCTGTCCCTGCTGTAATTGCTCTTAACGGTCTAATCGATTCGCTATCAATTTCAAGTAATCGGGCTTTGATTTCTGCGATTCTTTTATTATTTATTTCGTCTTGCGTTGGTAAAACTTCAACATAAGGAGCGACTGTTCCTGAACTTTGAACCTTTAAAAATAACTCTTTTGTTGCTGAATCATTATTACTTAAAGTTGTTTGTATCCAACCAAATAATTTATGCTCAATTTCACAATCAATAGAACCATCAAAATTATATTTTTTATTTTTTAAATTCACTCATGCCACCCTTAAAAATATATAATCGTATGAATTTAACGCCTTACCCATCAATTTCCACGATCCCGAGAACCCTAACGATATATATGTTGAATCATAATATTGGAGCAATGAACCAGACACTATTTGCCCTATATTAATAGCTGTATTCCTGCTATACCTAGCAAACGTATACGACCCTATTTGCCCAGGAACAATCCCTGAATTTGCACTTGCAACTTCAAAGGTGCTTGGCAAGTAATCAATATCTTTTTTTTGAGACAATAAATCCTTAATAGGTTTTAAACTTTGACTATAAACCGCACCCATTTAAACCACCTCGGCCAAATTCACAACATCATTAATCGAAGTGGCGTATAGGTCTAAATCTCCGTTTAACTCGATAACAACCGTTTGACCCGCATCAATCTGGATACCTGTTAACCCATCGTTAGAACCTAAAAAGATTTGACCCGCATTATCGGATTTTGATTGAATATGCAATTCTTTACGCGTTGCATTGCCTGTAATGGTTTTAGCGTTTACGTCAAAAGTAACAGGGCTTAAACCGATTAAGCTATTTTTTGGTTTTACCGATACCGTACCCGCTATTTGTGGCTCGATATAATCACCCACTCCAACGACTAGAACAAAATCGCCAACCGTTCCAGTATTTTCAATAGAGAATTCTTTTTGCACTGGAACTGTTAACTTTAATTTCCCGCCCTCTGGCACTTGCAAAGATTGACCGTTATCAATGCGAATAATCACATCGTTTAACGCTTCTTTTACATAGATAAAACTTGAACCCGCCGCGCTTACTGTTGCCGCGATACCTGGCACCAAATCATTAAATTTTAATTCTTTCATTATTTACGCCCTACCGCATACGCCACGCCAATCACGGCGGCGGCTATTGCTGAATATTTAAAAATTGTTTGCATGGTTTCTGCGTCACTTTCTTTATAAGAGTTCGCAACGTGCGACATTGCCGACTCACCAAACAACGCCATTGAATTAAGGGCTTGCGCTTCACGTTCTCCAACCGACTCAAGTGAATAATTCGCCAGGTCTATCGCGTTGGTTGTGATACTTTCCGCAATTTCTAACGCGCCAAAATCCGTCGTTGTGTTGGTTTCGTGATATGAATTATCAATACTGGAGTAATTGCTTGAACTGCTTTTACTGCTTGAACTGCCGCCCATTTAAAATACCGCCCTATAAACTGTTTCTATTGGTTTTAACCCTGTTTTCTCAATCAGTCTTTTGATGCCTTTTAAATTGCTATGTAAACGGATTGAATTTATAGAGTTTTCTTTTGCTTTGTTTTTGAAGTATTCGATAGCGGCGGCGGCGTTTTTGCCCGCGCCCGCTACTAATACTAATTCGCGTTTATTGTCTGCGCTATGCTCGACACGCGTTACCAAGTAACTCACCTTATCAATTAACCATAACTCGGCTATTCGGTTTTCTACTTCGTATTTAATTTGGATAGAATCGCCCATTAAGGCCGACTCTAGTTTTTTTTCTGCTTGGCTATTCCAAGCTATTTTTTCCACTTGCATAAGGCAAAACCTAAAGCAAACGCAACCGCTCCGACTAAATACGGATTTAGGCCGCTTGTTGGCTGTTGCCACCAAAGCGAACTTCCGCCAGTATTAACCGAAAAAGGATTATAAAGACTTGATGAACTCGGAGCCGCCGCGCCGCCTGTAATGGGCGAACCATCACCAACGGAGGGCATCACTTTGAAACCGCCAAATAAAGCAAGCCCGCCGCCGCAACGCCTGCCGCTAAATAAAGCGGGTTACTATACCAGGCCGAACCGCTTGTACTTCTTTGTGAATCTTCAACCGTTCCAAGCATGGCATTCTGATTTTGTGCCATTCCGTTCATAGTGCTATAAGGGTCTTGACCGTAGTCTCCTTCCCAATAACGCTTTACGTCTGCAACGTCTTTAACTACACCGAAAATAGAATCAAAAGCCGACTCTATAAAACCGTTGTTATTAGTTTCTCCAGTGATCGGGGCATCGTTCCAACTCCAATCATCAAAATCTGATAATGAATAAGCCATATTTTTTCCTTTAGGGGCATAGCCCCCTTTTTACTTAAATACCGTTTAAACCATCAAGATATTCGACAACAACATCAATCGCGCCCGCATTTGCCAACGTTGGTCTAATACGGAAGTCTTGCGCCTGCTGTGTTAACAATGCTTGTCCAAAATCACCCTCTAGCGTAAATTCACAATGATAAATATCTGCTTGCGGTGTTCTGCCGTGTTGCTTTTGCATTTCTGCCGCTAACGTTGCCGAAGCTTCAAACACTTTTACTGAATCCATCTCAACCTCTAAGCTAGTTGGTTTTGTATCTGCCGCCGCATCAATGTCAAAAATATGAATTGCACGAATTGTGTTACCTTTAACAATCTTGTCAATTTCTAACAAACCGCTAACGCTTGAAGCCATAGGGAAACGTTTAATCTTCATAATGCTACCGATATTACTTGGCTCACTTTGAATTGCTGTAGCTGAAACAACTGGCGCGGTTGCCGCCGCATCAACATCAAAAGACACTTGGAATGAATCAACATTCGCCGTTCCTAAACCTGTTAAACGTCTTTGCGGAATGTTCGCCATTTCAGGGCGTACAAAGTTAAGCGTTAAGAATCCCGCCGTATCGGTTAAACCGTAGTACGCATTAAGCTTTTGTAAATAAACGCCGTCAGGATATTCTTGAATAGTTTTTCCGTTAACCATTACTTTAATGTTTTTCATTTGAAGCAATGTAATCCCCGAATAAGCAAACGCGATTCTGTCAATAGTGCGCCCCACTGGAACGTCTAGCGTTGCTGTTGAACCCGCCGACACGTTAGAAAGCGAAGGCATCTTTTTAGTGATTCTCATTTTTAGAACCCCTTATTTATACGTTGTTAACTAATTTACGTGTAGTTTCGACACGGTTGGCAATAGCTACCGCTACAAGCGCAACAACGCCAGTAATTAGGTAAGATTTCATTTTCGATGAAGTCATGTTTTTTCCCTCTAGGAATTAATTAATTTAAGTTTTTCAGGCTTCATAATTTCATTCTTCCAGGCATAAAAAAACCCCTTAAAAGGGGCTTTTTCGTTAACGTTAAACGGATCAAAATAATTAGGTTTTTCGCCTTGAAAACGTGACTTTTCCATTAGATTTTGAACCATCGGCATATTTTTCTATAAATTCCAACGGTTTTAAATCCGTTATTTCTTGCAACGGTATATCCATTTCTTTTGACATATATGCGCGGTCTGCTTGTCTATTCATTCGCCCCGCGTGAAATGTTGAAGCGTTCCCCATTATGGTTTTGTCTGATTCGCTCGGCCTTTGCGTTATCGCGTAAATTGTTATCGCTCTTTTTCTGCCGCGACTTACTAACGTATGCCACCCTGGCGGGGCTTTTGCGGGTGTTGTTACTCCCGCCAATTCTTCAACCACGCAAACACACGAACCCCACGCAAAAACACATTGACAAAACAAATCAAAATCAGCAAACGCGCCCACATAACGAAACTTACCAACCTTGCTATTTTTTAACGCTGTTGCTAAATGCCCTAAATGGTTAAATGTTTTTATTCCTGTTAAATCGCCGTATTCGTCATCTATATCCCAAATTAAAAGGCGGCGGGCTTTTTTTATCTGTTGTTTAGTCCAGGCACTTTTCCCGCTACCGCTTGAACCCGTAACAATCGTTATTTTTGCTTCTAAGCTTGTATCCACTCTCATTAATGCACCGTTTCACCGTTTAGGGTTTCTTCACCCATTGAAGCCAAACCGCCGCCGCCGTTATTTCCTGGCTCTTTTGTATCTATTGGCACAACCTCCGCCCCTTTTTCCTCTTTTGGTGGTGGTAACTGGCGCGGCTTTCCTATTCTCGGCATAAAGATTGCCGCCGTTATTAATAGCGCGTTTAATTCCACGCTAAAAGATTCGCCTACGTTTGGATAATACTTATCCAATACTTCGGCGTATGAATCCGCTATCGCTTTATTTTCTTCCTCTGCAATTCCCCAATTTGGAGCGGCAACCGCCGTTATTAAACTGATCGCGGGAAATAATAATTCACTTGTTGGAATTTGCGGCACTTGTTCGCGCTGTTCTTGCTCCTGGCTTGCCTGTTCTTGGCTTTCTTGCTCGGCTATTTGCTCCAATGCCTTAAAATCCATTGCATTGTTATTACTTGCTTCTTGCTGTTCTATTGAATAAGACATGAGCCGCCCTCCTGTTTTTTAACTGGCGTTTGAAATTCGGCATCATCGGCAAAACGTCTGCCAAACTCCAGGCCGTTTTCGTTAACCTTTTTGACTTCTTCGGCTTTAAACATTTCCGCGTTTTCTAATAACCAGGCCTGGCCTGTTGGTAAATTCGGCGTTATCATTCCCGCCGCGCCTACATAGTAAAGCTTGCCTTTTTTGTTTCGGCGAACTTCTGCAAGTTTGCCGCTTATAGGGCATCGAATACGCCCAACTGTTGGATTTACATCACTCATTATTTTTCTATCTCCTCTAAAAATCTATTTGCCGCCCCAACTAAATTTTTAGGCAAATTTTCAACGCCCTCAATTTCTGTTAACTGATAGGCAACCGAACCACCAATAATAATTTTCATATCTTCTTTACTAGGTACTAAAACCGTAAACAAAACCATGAAGCCAATTATTAAAAAGTATCTCTTTCTAAGAACAAGCCTTTTAAAATCCTCTTTAAATATTTCCTGCTCTTTTGCGAATCCATCTAACTGCACGTTATAAAAAATAATTGAACCCACAACCCCAAAAATTGATATTGGTATCAACCCGCCTAAAATAAAACCAAATAAATGGGAAATATTTAAAAGCGTTAAGTATCCCCAAATAACCAATGCTTCATCCATTTTTTTAGTCCTTATAATCTTCTATTGTTTTGCCTTTCCAGGCATCATCAACACCGAAATAATCGCCCATTTGCTTTTTTTGGGTTTCTAATTCGTCAATTACCACTTCTAACAAATCAACCGCCAAGCCGACAACGCGCTCGGCCTGGTTAGCTTTTTGAAATATTGGCATTGTTTTGGTTTTTTCTACTTCTCGTTTTATGTTTTCTAGTCTATTTCTCATTTTTTTTATTAACTCCGTACAGTTAGTGTAAGGACTCCAAGCTTATCGAAACCCCTGCGGGCTTCCTCTGTTCCACCCTATCGGGCGGTTTAACGCTTTTTGCCCATGTGTAAAATCTTGTTTTAAATGCCTGGCGTTGTTCTTTTTCATAAAACAAAACCATCATTTTTGAATACTCGCAATCAGATAACCCAACGGTTTTAATTCCGTTCTCATACCTTTCTATATTCTTTTGGTGTAAGCGGCGCATAATGTTGCGCTCTTGAACTTGAACCCCTAGAATTTCCGTTTTTTTCGTAAAGAACTGGCTTTCCTCATCGCGGTAACTTTTCTTGTTAACGGAAATATCAAAGCGGCGCATAAATAACACGTATTGAAACCAATCATTATCGCGGCAAATATCTATAAAGCGTTGCTCGGTATCCGTTAACGTTACGTTAAAGGTTTTTAATATCTCAGGTGATACGCGGCGGGCTTCATTCCAAACACTAACTTTTGCATCGCCGATAAATTGGAATTGTCTAATTCTGTGAGTTCGCGCCCATGCATTAACACGGTCTGCATAAGTCAAAACCTCTTCAGGGGCTTTACTATCTTCATGGGCTTTTATATTCTTTGAAATGTATTTAATTATGTAGCCTGTTGGATGGCCTAAATGTGGCAACATTCTTTTTATTTCTAGGCGCGGCGTTCTGTAAATTACGCCTTTAGATTTTGCGCTCGAATCTATTAACGAAATCAATTCGCCGTTAACGTTAACTAACTCGGCCTGATCTGCTCTTTGCGCGTAATCAATAAAAACATCGTCTATAAGTGATCGCTCACCAGGTTTTGCCCAAATCATCATGTGCCAATGCGGGCATGCATCTTTATGCGCTTCTGCTACTCTTACACCAAAATAATAGAATCCCGCGCGGCTCATTTTTGCACGCATCTTTTCCCAAGTTTTTTGCAAATACTGGCGGGCATCGTTAGGCGTTGAACCATCATATTTATGACTATTTTTATGAAATCTTGAGGGTGCTGTTATGGTGTAAAAACTGGCGTTTAGGTTTTCATGCTTTCCTAACTTTTCCAGTCCTGCAATACGCGCCATCAATTGGGCGTGACGGTTAAAAGGATTAGATAGGCTATGCTTGATAACTTCATCAAGTGAAACCTTAAAACCGTCCTCGCGTTCAATCTCTATTGATTCAAAAAATAATTGGTTGCGGCGGTCATTTTGCTTAACGGCGTGTAATGTATGGTCTGTGCAATATCTTGATTTTTTACCCACCAGGCCAACGGCAACGGCAAATTCTTCTGCCATGCGTTTATATTCTTTTTTGTAACGTCTAACCCACCATTCAGGTTCAAGGGCTTTTAAAACCGTTGATAAAATTTCGCTTTGATATTCGTTATCGGTTTCAAGTTTTTCACGCTTCAAACCCTCAATTTTTATAATTGAATCCTTTAACGTTAAAGAAACTAGATAACTATAAATTTCACCCATTGCCGCGATTGCTGTTTTTTGGCCTTGCTCTGTTTCCAAAGCTTCAACGGCAAAAAAATCGCTTAATTGTTTATGGAATCCATCGAGGGAATTAGATAAAACCCAGGCTTTACGGTTTAACGTATCCAGGTCAAAGGCTTGCTTTTGTTGAAGTGGTTTAAATGTTTCTAATGAATCAATTAGGCTTTGCGCCCAAACTTTAAATTTTGCTTTTCCGTTTATACGTGCTTCACGGCTTTTTTTGCTTGTCCAATTCGTTTTTAAACGGTAGTTTAATTCGGCTTTTAATTCGTTGCGAAAAGGCATAGGAATCGCCATAAAAAGCGAATCCCTTGCCATTTCATTATTAATTAAATTATCTGCCGTAAATTCCATTAAGCGGCGTTCCAATTTCTTGCCGCTAACGCTTGCGCGACCGCTTCGGAATGAGTGGCAACCATGCCGCCTGTTTTCTTGCTTAACTCGTTAAAGTATTCGCGGCGGGCTTGCTGTAATTTTGCAATCGGTTTATTTTGGTTTTTAGCCGCGTTTATCGCCTGGCGAATTTGTGCCATGTGCCAGGCGGGTGATTTACTATTGAATTCTTGTTCGCTCATGCCTAAACCCCCGCGCTTTCTTGCTGTGAAACTAATAACTTATTTTTCATAGCTTCAATTAAATCTAATTCCGCTCCCATGCATTCCATATCAAAGCGGCTAATAATTTCTTTTGTAATAATTTCTATTGAACTTAACGCGGCAATATTCGCCATTATTTCGCGTTGTGAAAAAGTGATTTTTATTTCTGTGTTTGCCATTTTGAAATACTCCGATTAAGTATGAATTTGAACCGATTTAAAAGCGGGCGGGTTATAAGTCCGCCCTATCGGAAGTAGCAATTTGTTTATTGCCTGGTAAGAATAATACACAAACTTGTTAGTTAATTTCAACTAAAAAACTACATAAACCTGTTAGTTAATTTCTAAATAAACATAAGTGTTTGTTTTTAAACTAATTTGTTTATTAAAAAAAATGTGTTTATAATCTCGTTAACGTTAACGGAAATTTAATGGCTTGTCGGAGGGCTTAAAAATGAAAAACGTATCTAAAAAATATATTGATAAGGCTTTGAAAAATACAGGATTAAAAAGAAAAGAACTTGCTCCATTGATTGGAGTTTCTGAACAACAAATGAGCAACTTAAACAATGGCTCTGAACTTAAAGACGAATCATTAATACTTCTTGCGCAATTTGCGCAAACACCATCACATAAAATACTTGCTGAAAAACACATGAAAACCGCTAAAGGCGCGGCAGAGAAGGGATTTTGGAGGGCTATCGCCTCTTCTAAAGAACTTGCTGAACGTAGCAAAGACTATATATTATGTTCAATTCAGAATGATATTAAGATTTTCTAATATTGGCCTACTTTTTGCATAAGTGCCGCTTTTTTGGCAGTTAGTAACATGACACATTCATTAGGTAAATTTCAGCATCAATTTATAGATTGGCTTTGTATTGATAAGCCTTATCTAAACCTTAGAACCGAATTAAAACTCGATAGACCTGGCCTGGCGAAAATATTAGATATAAGCCCGCACTCTATTAGACGCTATGAAACCGAAAATAATGCCCCTACATGGTATTTAATTCTTTTACGGGTACTTTGTGGCGATTTAAGCATTTACGGCGCGCGTTGGGCTGATTGTCGAATACAAACACACAACCGTAAGTTAAAAACGCCGTTTACCGCAAACCCTCTTTATCCTGTAGAATTAAACGCAATGTATAACTCACACGCCCACAACGCCCGAACCGAAACCGCCAAAGAATCACGCCGCGCCGATAAAGCCGAAAATGAATTGATAGCCGTTAAAACGTTAAACGCTGAATTAGTGGCACGCATTGAACTGCTAGAAAGTGAAAACGCCCGACTAAAGGCCGAAAAAGTGGGCATAAAAAAAGGGAAATTAATCCCTTTATTCAGTCAAAAATAACCAGGACTGGTTATCTCTTAATAAGCTTGTAACCCACCATTAAAAAGGTGGTAACTATTCCTAAAAACACCATTGTTTCTTTATCAATAGATAATTCAATTTTAATGGGTTCTCTAATTGTTAAGCTGTTGTTTGTGTTAATGCTATCAGGTATCACTTGAACGTCTGCCTTTTCCGTGGAATGCTTCTAAATAGGTTATTCTGTTATCATGGCTTTCGTGCTTTTTCGCATGGTCTAATAACATCGCTTTTTGCTCATTTAATCGCCAGTCATGAATCCTTAACGCCGACGTAATAGCAATCCAAGAACCACCCAAAGAAGCAACCGCCGTAAAAATGTACGGTAATAATTGTTCGATTGTCACTCCGACCACTCCGCGAAATCTTTTTCAATCACTTTTTTAAAATCATCATCAGCAACTTTTAACCTAACACCTGTTAATTGGCTTTTTATATCAAGCCATGTCTTATCGTCTAGGTCGTTACTTGTCATTAGTACCAACTTATCACCGCCCCAAATTACCAGGCGCGTTATAAAACGCTCTAGAACGGCTTTAAATGCGATTTTAAAAAATAGGGCTTTTAATGTTTCAATCAACACCAACATAAACGCATTAATCATAATTACCCCCGCGCCTTTTTATACAGCATATACGCGCCAAATCCCGCCAACGCATAAAGCGCAACCGTTTGCACACTTGCCGCCGTTCCTGTTGGCGTTTCATCATCAGAAAACCAACGCCCATAAATATAGGCCGCTCCGCCTGTTGCGGCGGGAATCAATAAAGGAATTGCCATATTAAAACCACCCTAAAAAACTAGAATCTTCCGCAACTGGTGGCGCAACTTGTGGCTTTTTACTTCTAATGTAATCTAACACCAAGCCCGCCGCTACTGTTGCCACCGTTGCGACTAAAATTTGATTTACTTGCGCTTTTGTCATGCTTTTGCCTTTTTAATTATTAAAACCGTGATTACTGCAACTGTAAGGACTAACCCCGCCCCATAGGCGGCGGGGGCTTTCCCACACTATCGACAACCGTATTTTTAAAACTTTCCGCCCTGGCTAATAAACCATTTAGAAAACTTGAATCTAATAAGCCGTTATTAACAAGGGTTTCATAGTAATTTTTCCTAGCTTCTATAATCTTTGCATTTAGTATTTGCGGGTTAATTCTATTGATCGCGGCTATTGTGTTTGAACCGATTTTATTATCTAGTGTTAAGCTTTCGCCTAAACTGTTTAAAACCTTTTGAACCTGCTCAACCGCGCGCCCCGAATTCATAAACCAGTCATAGAGTTGGTTCGCTATATCCTGATTTTTAATTTCATCTAATCGGAATCTAAGCCAAAAATTTTCATAATAAAAATCTGCTACAAAACCGTTCAATTCGGTATAAATAGCATTCCAAGATTTATTTAAAATCCCATCTAAATAATGCCACCCAATCCAGTCAGGCCAATAATTTCGCGCTATTCCCTGGTAAGTTTCTCCACCTTTATCATTTGGGTTATTTGCGTAACCGCCCTCATGTTTTAGCGTGATGTTAAACGCTTCGAGAAAATTAGCCATTTAATGCCACCAATTCACTTGCCAGGCTTGCGCGCTCTGCTTCTAAAGCGTTTATCTTGTTTGTGTCAAATTC